CATCCATACACATTAAATATTCTTATACTGTCTCACTTATATACACTAAGTAATTGATTTTATTAGAGGTAGCGGACACCGTGTTGTCTTTTAGGTAAGGTAAGATGCTCCCTCCTGTTAGAATTTAGTAACCCTAAAATACTCAGGGTCAATATATTCGATTTGAAATTTTAAAAAATCCCAAAAAGTGTCTAGAAAGTAACCTAAATAGGTTTGAGATAGGATCAAACGTAACCATAGCCGGGGGACCTGTTAGCAAATCGAATGACGTCAAATGAAAACTGCAGGTAACAGGTATGGGTATGTTAGAAAATATAATACAATGTTGAAGTTTTAGACAGTGACAATTTACGGCACAACAAGGTGGCAAAGTGTTAGGTTTGTGTTAGGGAGAGCAGTGGGACAGTATTCGTTTTTAATTGGGTTTGTTATGGGTTTAATGTTAATGTACGTTTTGTTAGAGTATAGGGACTCAGATTTTTAGTGTGATTACTATTCTATAATATAAACTTCAACTTGTTCAATATTTGTGTGTTTTGGCTCAGATGGCCTCCAGTTAGAAATTGTTGACTCATAACCAACCTCACCGGTTTTGTATTTATACTTAATAACGGTCTCTGTACTTATTTGTGGATCATCGGCGCTACAACAATCCAGTATATCGCTATAATGTGTACAAAGGATTTCTTTATCTTGGTCTAGTTTTTCTAACTCCTTGATTAATTCTTTAACTTTCATATTGTCTCCCAAAATAATTTAAATATTTTCCAATTTCTTCTGTTTTAATTAATCACCTCTTCTATATGTTATATTGCCTATAAAAGAGGTGTATGTAAACTTTTTATAACGGAATTCTCAAAACAGGACACTTACTAAATTTTAAAGTACTTTGAAATAGCAACATATCTATTGTAATAGATGTAAAAGAATTAATAAGTGCATTTGAGCAACGCACATTAACAATCTCATCTGCTGCCCTCTTTTCTACCGCCTGTTTGCCATAAAGCCAGTATTCGTCCTTAGATAGAGCTTTATATTCAGTTAGACTTAATCCCATACGATCAGCATTTCGAGTCTCAAGATCCTTAATAATAACTTTAAGGTATGCAAGTCTACTTTCAACCTCGCCTTCGCTAACTTGTCCTTGAATACCCATAGAGGCTCTATGAAACATCAAAGTGCCATTTGATACTATATTCCTTTTTCCTGGGAGACCTTGAACAATAGCCGAGCCCATGGACGCAGCATCAAGTGTAATAGTTTCAACATTATCTAGTTGTTTTGCCATTTGAATAAAGTCTTCCCCAGCCATTATACTACCACCAGGCGTATCTAGTACCAAATAAATTGTATACGTTTGTTGTCCTCTAAAAATATATGCTTCCATTAGCTCAAGTTTAGCCTTTTGCATGGATTCGTGGCTAACTTCTCCCCTTATTGTAACAGTATTTGCTGTAGTAAGCAATATATCTTTAGCATAAGTTATTGAAGTTGTTAATAAAAACAGTATATATATGATAATTTTAAACATCGTTTCTCCCTTTATTAGATGTTATATATGTTATATTTTAAAAAGAATAGGATACAATTAGACCGACCTCTGCATCACTTCTTGCGTAAAACCCTCCAGAAAGCCCTAGAATCAAATTTGTCTGAAGCCCTATGCCATATATAGGTCTAGATCCAAACTCTCGTTCTGGGGCAATTGTGGCGATTATAGACCATTCTGAATGTTTAGGCTTTGTTTTTTTACTTGATACAATCTTTGTATCTCGATCTACACGCTCATCAATAACAGTTTCAGTTGTTCCATCAGGTTTTGTGACAATTTTTGTCACTGTTCTAACTTTTTCTTGTATCTGAGTTACAATCTTTTCCTTAAATTCCACTCTTGGCTCTTTTAGATAATACGTCAATGCCCAAGTTAGGATTCCAGTTATAGTTATACAAATCAAGTAGGTCTTGAAGTTTGAGGGTAACATATATTTCTTCTCCGTTTCGTTTAAAGCATACTAATGGGTTGTATTTTCCATGCTCTTCTGCTTGCTTAATCGCTGCCCAGATATTGATTTTCTCTACGTTTTTACATTCTATATTAAATGGGTAGATTTTTCTAGCAAGTGGACTAAGAAGAATATCTTCTCCCCCTGCCCCCATTGAGGTTGATCTAATATCGTCTAGCTCTAAAACACCACCGCAGGCAGCAACCAGATTATCTGCCACTTCTTGTTGCAATCGACGACCCTTAGCTTTTGCGCTTTGCGGCGTCATCTAAGACCTCCTTTTTTTCCTCTAGCTCTTTGATTTCATTCTTAATTCTTTTAAGTTCTTTCATCTTATACTCATAATCTTTAAGGTCATACAGTTTTGATTCCATACGATTTGCAAGACTTTGAACCTCTTCAATTAAACCTTGTAAATACGAGAAGTTAAGAGTTTTAGTGCATTCACGCATTTCATCTAATACTTGACATAAAGTTCTATTTGGCATCAGAGTCCTCCTTCTTCTGCCCTCTACGTAAAACATAAACCCCTCCTAAAGCAGTTAGTGCTGCAGCATAGTCTACACCAGTAAACTGGGAAAACTTTGTGCCAAAAATTGTCATTTCAGCTAGCAAAAGCTTAATAGTTATTGTTAATACTCCAAGGACAAATGCTGTTGCTGTTAGTGATTTCTTGCCATCAGTATTTGGTATTAAAAAATTATCAAATTTCACTTGCATGTCCTCCTGAAGGTCTAACAAATAGTAGTTCAGCTCTGAATCTGTTCATATCTAAATTAGGGCAAGTTTTATCTGGATTAAATTCATAGTGTCCATAAACATCAGTTACTTCTAATTTATATTGTACAAGAAGAGACTTAACTAGTTTAAATAACTCTTGTTTTTGTTTTTCTGTTTGAACTTTTCTACCAACCCAACAGATACCAATACTGTTCGAATTATGCCCTGAGACATGTGCTCCTACTTCTGATATAGGCCTACCAAGTTCAATAAGACCAGAACGCCGAACAACGAAGTGATAACCAATACTTAGACCACTTTCTGACAAAAAACCCCTCTGTCTATGCCATTCATCAATTTCGGTCTTACCAATATCTAGACTATCATCTGAATCAGAACAATGAATTATAATCTTTTTTATAGGTCTCATAATTCCCTCCTATACGTATATTTGTTCTGAGCCGTTTTTTGTCACGTTTTGAACATATATATAATAGAATGTATGGCAAAAGCAACAAAAGAACAAATTCTACGTAGGGAACAGCTTATCCACCGGTTGATGTCGGAGGGTAAGCCAAGAACTGCTATATTTTCTGAGGTTGCCAAACTAGAAAATATTTCTGAGGCATCTGTAAAAAGAATCTATTATCAAATAGTTGGAGAATTACAGAAGTTAGTTAAAGAGGAGCGGCATGAGCTTAGGGCCAATTTAATGGCCAGACAAGAAGCCATTTTTCAGCAAGCCTTTAATAAAGGGAATCTGAAAACTGCGCTAGAAGCAACAAGTCAACAAGCTAAGCTCGCCGGTTTATACGAAGCGCAAACAGAAGCGCCAAAACGACCCGAAGCTATTATATTTAGAGAACAAGATTTTTCAAAGCCCTTAACGGTTGTACCGGATAAAGCTGAAAATGAATAAAAATAAAAGTATGTTTCTTTCCCCGACGCAGATGAATTTTATCACTGCGAAGGAAAAGTATACATTATTTTGTGGTGGATTAGGGTCAGGTAAAACCTACGGCGGTTCCGCTTGGGCGATGCTCATGACAATGCAGCACGCAAATGTTAAAGGCCTGATAACAGCCAACTCCTACTCACAATTAAAAAAAGCTACTCTTACTAAATTCTTTGAAGTTTTAGACGCAAATGAGATTGAATATAATTATAAGTCTCAAGAGGGAATTATAGAAATAGGCGAAACTATTGTCTATGCAATATCTATGGAAAAGTACGACCTACTCCGTGGTATTGAAGTTGGTTGGGCTTGGTCAGACGAATGTGCTTTCTATAAAGAAGAGGCATTTAACGTTTTAATCGGAAGGATTCGGGATAAAAAGGGTCCGTGTACCTGGAAAGGTACAACTACCCCTAATGGATTCAATTGGCTTTATACAAAGTTTGTTGAACAACCCATACCCCTGTCCACTGTGGTATATTCTAAGACCGCAGATAATGTAGCAAATTTGACAGAAACTTATATTAACACGTTGCGCTCTAGTTATGATAATAGATTAGCCCAACAAGAACTAGATGGTCAATTTGTTAATTTAAATTCAGGTAAAATATATTATGCCTTTGACCGAAATAAGAATTGTAAACCAGTTTCTAATCGCGGTTATAGCGTGTTATGCGGTCTTGATTTTAACGTTCATCCCTTATGTGGCGTATTCGGTTTTTATGATAAGGGCAAGATATACATTACAGAGGAACTCTACCAGGAAGACTCTAACACTTTTAAAGCAGCCAAAGAAATCTGTGCACGATTTCCAGGAACCTCAGTTACGGTTATTGCCGACGACTCAGGCACAAGACGCAAGACATCTTCGGATACTACCGACTATGAAATCTTAAGGCGTGCAAATTTATTTGTTGATACTAAATTTAGAAATCCATATGTAAAGGATCGATATAATAACATTAATAGATTGTTTGATCACGGTTTGTTAATTATTGATCCTAAATGTAAGAAATTGATAGAAGATTTAGAAAAACTTACATATGATAATGATGACCCAATGCTCAGTCATATTTCGGATGCACTCGGTTACTTATGTTGGAAATTAGAACCACTTAAAAAACCTAAAAGAGATGCATCTATTACATACTTATAAGGAAATTAATGAAGACTTCAAAACCATTAGTACAACTTATTCCAGATATTCTGTCGCATATTGAGCAATGGAAACCCAATCTGGAGTTTAATTTTCGTTTGTATAAACTAATGGAAGGTCAAATCCGTAAAGAAATTGAGGATAGTCTAGCTAAAGAACTTATTTCTAAGGCTGCTTATAATCGTTGCATTCAACGTATTCCATCTCTTAACATTCTTAAAAGAACTACAGATAAACTTAGTAAAGTTTACGTTGAAGCTCCTAAACGTAAAGCCCAAGATGAGATGGATAACGAATTAATAACTATTTTATCTAAAGAAACAAACATCAATGTTATCATGGATGTTGCTAATAAATTCTATAACGGTTTATTTAGTTTTGCACTAGAACCATACATAGAAGAAGACAAACATAAGATAAGAGTATTAAGTCCTCATCAATTTTTAGTTTATAGCGACAGCAAAACAGACAAATCCAAACACACAGTATTTATAAAATTATTGGGCACAAGGGTTAGTACAGTAGTTCCATTTAATGGTCCGACTAAAGATGGATCTAGACAAGATACAGAACAAAGACCCGAATTAGTAGATATTTTTGCATTATATTCTGACACAGAGTTTATGATTATAGACTCAAGTGGTTCAGTCAGAAAAGATATTATGCAAGAGATGAATATTAATTCTACTAGAAATGAATTTGGTAGAATTCCTTTTGTATATGGAAAGCGCACCGTCACTGAACTCATGCCTTATCCAAATCAGCCAGGTTTTGATTTTTCAATACTTATTCCAAAACTGTTGACCGACCTAAATTATTCTGCACAATTTTGTTCACACTCTATTACTTGGACAAAAAACGTTAAACTAAATAACCAAGAATATGCCCCAGACGCTGTAATTGACCTTGGTGACACTGAATCGGATGGAGCGGATCCGGAAATTGGAACAATTACTCCAACGGTAGACGTTCAAAATCAACTATCTTTAATTGAATTTCAATTTGCTGCACATTTAGATAGTCTAGGAATTAAAGCAAATACTAATGGTTCTTTATCAAATGGAAGAGATGCATCTGGCATAGCTAAAGCAATTGATGAGGGTGATGTTTCTTCAGAAAAGAAAACTCAAACAAATTATTTCTCTGCAATAGAAAACGATTTATGGTCTTTATTGTCCGATATGCAAAATGTGTGGACTGGAAGAGATGGCGTTAAAGAACGTAGAGTTTTTAGTTCCAGTTTTAAAGATACATTTGCTGTCGAGTTTTGTGAAGTTAAAATATTAAAATCTTTTGCCCAAAAAGTAGAAGAAGTTAAAGGTCTAAGAGATTTAAAGCTTGCCACTCGTGCACAGGCAATTAAAATGTTACACCCAGATTGGTCAAAACAAGAGGTTGATGCCTGGATCTCGGAATTAAACGAAGAGGCCGAAGAGCAAGCCGAAATGATGATGGAAGCCATGAGTTTACAACCAGAGCGTCAAAGTGACGGCACTTTTAATGAAGGAAATCAGCAAGGAGCCAAACAAACCCCAGAGTCTCGACCGAATGAGGTTGAATAATGGCAGAAAGGCCCAATATATACACGGCCTTTGTTGATCCTAAATATACTAAGGCTGAGAGAAATAGAATAGGACTAGAGATTGTCAACTTTATTGTTGAAAGAACAAAACAAGGCAAGGGCATCGGGGGAAAGTCTCTCGGAAATAAATACAGTAAAAGTTATATCAGTTCTCCAGAGTTTGAGATTGCCGGAAAATCTCCAAAACAAGTTAATCTTACTTTATCAGGAGATATGTTGGATAGTGTTGAGGTTCTTGATACTGATATTATAGGTAGAATACGTATAGGATTTGTTCAAACCCAAGAAAACGATAAATCTATTTGGTTAGAAGAAAAGGGATACGATTTCTTAGGATTAACTGATAAAGAATTAAGAGGTATTCTGACGAAGTTTGGTCCTCCAACAAATGAAGACAAACCAATAGATATTGATGATTCATTAGTTGAAAGTTTTGTAAGAGGCATTTTTGGGCGATAGATTAAAAGATTTAGGAAAGATTATACAAAAGGCATTAATGTCTAAGCCAGTATTAGAGGCGGCAGCTAAAACTATAATAGAATCTGTTCCAACAAGAACTAGGTTAGGAAAGGCAGTATTAGAGCCAGAGGGTCCAACAGTACCCCTTCCAGTCTTAAAGCCTAAAACGAAGACTAATAGAAAACTGTTAGCAAAAAAAGGTGAGCTTACTGGACCTGGTGCTAGACCCGCTAAGTCTGGATTAAACGCCAAAGGAAATTTACTTTCTGGATTAAATGCAGTTATTAATGATAAAGGCATTCAAATAAAACTTAAAGACAGTAAGCAAGAAGAAAAGGCGCGTAACTTAATAAACATGGATAGAGGGTTTACTTTTATGAACCTATCTAGGGCAGAAGTTAATCGTATGATTAAAGAAATGTCTAAAGAAGTTACAAAAATACTAAATAAAATTAAATTTGATAGTTTATAACAACCGGGTTTGTAACCCAAGGAGAATATATGAGTAACGTTAGTAACGATACTACCAAAACAGACAATCTCTCTACGGCTAGTGAGCCTAAAGATGAAAAGTTTGTTGCAAAAAGTGCTTATGAGGAAGTGTCTAAAGATATGCATAAGTTTAAGTCTAAAGCTAAAGAAGCTGAGGCTAAAGCTGCAGAACTTGAGGCACGTATGAAGGCAATTGAAGAGGCTAAACTTATAGAAGAAAAGCGTTTTGAAGAGTTATATCAAAAAGAACGCCAAGCTAAAGAGGCCGCTGAAGCTGCACTGAAAAACACAAATGAGCACTTAAAAAGAAGTGTCAAGATGACGGCACTAATTAAAGAACTAGGCGGGAAAATAAGTCCAAAATACCTGGTTCATGCGGATCTTAATGCGATTATTGTTCACGAAGATGGCTCACTAAGCTCTGAGAGTGTGGTCGCTGTGGCAAATAAATTTCGTCAAGAAAACCCAGAATTAGTTCCAAGCATTACTGCAGGTAATTTAAATGATGTTGCCCCTGCGCATGACACATTAACTAAGAAGCAAGAGGTTTCTTTTGAAAACCTAACTAGAGATCAACTTAGGGATATTATCGCTAAAGCTCCAGTTGGAACAACAAAAAAAGACCTCTACAAGTCTAATTAATAAGGAGAAACTATGTCTATTCAAAATACGGATTTAGCCAAGCTGACAAGAACTGAGATTCTTGCAGAAGAAATCCAACGCGCATTGCGTAAACAGTCCGTTGTATGGTCATTGGCTCGTGACCTAAGCTCAAGATTGCGTCCAGGTCAACGTTATACAACTATACCACGTTCAGTTGGTCGTTCAGTTGGTAACATTGATGATTCTGGTACGGAATTAGCAGATAGCAATACCGAGTATAAAAAAGATACTCTAGAAATTAATAAGTTTAAAACAGTTTATGACTACGTTTATGATGTTGATCAAGCGTATTCATCTGTTAATCTTAAAGATGATTTCTATGTAGAAGCTGCGCCCGCTCTTGCAGAGCAAATGGAAGCGGATCTAGTAGCTGCAATGGTGGCCGCCGGTACCACTAAACCAGAATCTCTTGCTGCAAATCCAAATAAATTCCAATTGTCTGGCACTGATGATGAATCAAATGCTAACCAACGATTTGAATTGAACCAATTGTCAAAAATTGGTAAAGAAATGGATGAAGCTAAGGTTCCAAAGTCTGGACGTATATCAGCTATTTCACCAAAACAAGCTCACTTACTCCGAACTGAAGATGGCATCCAAGATGCTTCTAAGTTTGGTAACAACCAGGCGGTAGTTAACGGTGAACTTGCTCGTCTTTACGGCTTCATCATTGTTGAGTCACAAGATTTATCTGCAAACCAAGTTCTTTGCTTCCACACTGACGCCATCGTTAAAGCGATGCTCAAAGATGTAACAATCGATGAAGAGCGTCAAGCTAGCAAAAAACGAGATTTCGTATCTATGGACTCACACTACGGTGTTCGAGTTATCAGAGATGGCGAACTTATTTGGTTCGGCGACGAAAATCCATAATCTTACCCCCAACATCGTTTAGGCGGTGTTGAATCTCTGGGAGGCGCAAGCCTCCTGGAGTTATTTATAGGAAAATTTAAATGTTGTTAATGGTTTTAGTAAAAGCTCCTACAATGGAGCAATTAGTTAATAAGTGCAACATGATTGTGCTCAAAGGTGGAATTAGTTATAACTTTTCACCTCCATTGACAGATGGTAAGCAATTTTATACCACGTACTATGTGGATACCGAATCTAGTGAAGTATTCAGGAAGGTAGCAGACATTGAGCGACGAAATACTGTCAAAAAGTAGAACGGAACTCGATCGTCAAAGTTTTACTAGAGACGTTAATGATAAAATAGCAAGAAGGGTTATAGATTCCGAGACGCATGATAAATTAGATAATATCATAGCAAATCTTGGAGGAACCACTTCTGTAGAGTTGGTTTATAATGAGGTTACGTCAGTTGCTGCGGCAGCCTTAACAACAATAGTAACTTATACAGCAACAGGATCTAAAACGGTAAAAGGTGCATCTGCATCTGGTACAAACATTGCCGTATATGAATTAGTTTTGAATGGTTCAGTTATAGATAAAAAATGGACTAACTTTGGAGGAGACCTAAGCGTTGATTTTAATACCATATCTGGATTAGACTTAACTATTGGCGACATACTTCTTATTAGGGTAACACATAGCAGAGGGTCCTTTGGTGATTTTTCTGGTAATTTGGCGATAAGTGCATGAGTTTAGAAAAGAAAAAGAAAGAATTAGAATTAATGAGAGTTACTCTTGCAAGACAAGAGATGGAATTACGTATAGAAGAACGTTTGGATGAAATTAAACGTTTAAAAGAAAATATTGAAATACAATTAAAAACTGAAGAAAAAATTAAGCAAGATTTAGAACAATTTAACAAAGGATAATCAATGGCTGATTATAACAGTTCGTTGCCCATTAGAACCGAAAGTGCTGGGGATGCAATAGTTAAAGTTGCTGATGCCATAACACCCTCACAACAATTAAAGGTTGAATCTGATGGTAGTATTAATGTGAATGGTAGCTTTTCCTTACCCTCTGGATCAGAAATTAAGATAACAGATGGTACGGATGATCTTGCTGTTAATGCCGATGGCAGTTTAAATATAACAGATAACGGTGGATCATTGACAGTAGACGCATCTAATCTGGATATCCGTGATCTAGTGTTCGCTACAGACAAGGTAGATGTAAGTGGTTCCTCCGTTACGGTTAGCGCTACTGATCTAGATATAAGAGATCTTAGCCATTCTCAGGACTCTGTTAAAGTCGGTGATGGAACAGACTTTTTAGCAGTTAATTCAGACGGTTCTATTAACGTTAAATTGTCAGACCGTTCTGGTACTGAAATTGATAGTTATAACACCTCAGCAGCTCTTGCGGCGGCGGCATCTAGTAACCATGACTATACTACTACCGGAACTTTTAGACTAACGTCTGTTGAAGCTAGCGCAAGTGGTAAAATGAAGATTGAAATACAAATTGAGACTGCAGCAGCTTCTGGTGTATTTAATACTAAATGTGTTATGTTTAACTCTACAGCAAATCCAAATATGAGTTTTCAACTTAAGAGTCCCATCTTAGTTGCAAGTGGCGCAAAGGTTAGAGTTATCAGAACGAACAAAGACAACCAAGCACAAGATGTATACTCAACAATCTTAGGGTATAATGAGTAATTAAATGGCAGATCTAGATGACAAAGATTCAGCACAAACAGTTAAATTAGTTGGTGTAAATACCAGTGGTATTGAAACTAATTATGTTGATGCAACTGTTAACGGAATTAAAGTTGATGGGTCTGCTGTTACTCAACCTATCAGCGCAGCTTCATTGCCGTTACCCACAGGAGCCTCCACTTCTGCTAGCCAAACCACAATGATTACAACTTTGAACAGTATAGATGCTGGTATTCCGGCTGCTTTAGGTCAGACTACAATGTCTGCCAGTATGCCAGTTTCTATCGCTAGCGATCAGTCTAACGTACCGGCGGGTATTAGTATCGGCAATAACTATGCGCCGACTGTGCCGTATACACAGGTATCTGTTGGTCGTCTAATGACTGACCCCGATAATCAATTGATAATCAGGGGAGACGTATTAACTGACGAAGGTACATTTAGAGATGATTTTACTGGCAATAACCTTAGTGTTCAGCGTTGGACTTCATCAAGTACTGGTAACTCATCGATATCTGTAGTCAATTCCTTTGTAACCTTAAACTCTGGTACGGGTACAAATAACCGCGTAAGTATTACTGCTGTTGGGGACTATGGTCCTATTAGCTTTAGATCGCAGCTTTCAATATCTCAAAGGATTGCTAACCAAACAACAAGACTGGGGTTTGCGGATAATACTGCAGCCCCTAATATCTTTGCTCAATTTAACTTTTCGGGAACTGATAACACAGTAGTTGATTGCGTAACAGCATCGTCTTCTGCTGCTACAGATTTGCAGACGACCACAATTAAGATACCAAACGGTACAAGTGCTACAATTAATACATATTATATTGAAGTACAGCCGGATCAGGTATCTTTTGTTATTAACAATATATTAGTTGCCCAGCATTCAACACATATTCCAGGGCCGTATGATTCAGTAAACGTGTCGTGCTTTATACAAAACTCAGGTGCGGTTACGGCCACTACCCTATCTATAGACTATATATATTTTATTAATCAAAATGCCCTTCAAGTCACAAATTCATTTGTGGGCGACCCGATTCAAGTACAGGTACAGAGTGGTACTGTACAAACGTACAGTGCGACCATCTTGAATTTAGTGGCGGCCAATATAGCCACGGACATATTTACACTAACTGGTAGTGCAACTAAAACTGTTAAAATTCAAAACATATACATTAGTGCAACACAAACTACCGCCAGCAATGCTAACATTGCCTTTATAAAACGTTCTACGGCCAATACAGCAGGTACTTCAACCTTGCCTACGGTTATACCTATGGACTCAACCAACGCCGCAGGAACGGCTGTTGTAAGAGCGTATACGGCCAATCCTACGCTGGGTACGACGGTTGGTACTATTTATGCTAGAAAACTATTTGTATCGACAACAACCACTATAGGTTCTGAACTTCAATGGATGACTGCACAAGATACTAATACTCAACCAATAGTTTTACGTGGCGCTAACGAAGTTTTAGCAATTAACCTCAACAGTACAACATTAAGTGGTAACTCTTTTAACATTTCTATTATATGGACTGAAAACTAATGGCATCTAATACAAGTTACAATCCAACTAACATAAATAACTTTGAAAAAGAAAAGCTAAATAAAGATGCTAAAGGTGTTGCCGCAACTATCCCAGCCGGCACCTCAGCGTCTTTAGATTTAACTTTGACTAATGACTCTTTAATAGCTGGAGGCACTGTGTTTTTAGCTAAAGGGGCTAATCCCGGCGATAAAGTCGATTTTCAAATAGTACACCCTTTAGCCGGAGTTATAAGTCAATTTATATCAGACTGGTATGTAAACCCAGATAGCACTCTTCAAGCAGTACCAACAGCAAACTACCCAGCTAAAATACCTGCCGGTTTAATTATGAGAATTGTATATCATTCTACTGGTACGTCTGACGTATGGATAGTAGTTAATTATAATTTAGAAAAAGTATTAGAATAATGCTTGTAACTATTGATGTTATATTTAGTATAAATAATAAAATTGGTTCAAAGATAATTGCTAATGGAACAAAACATTTAGCTAAAAATTATCCAAAGTGTAGTCACGTTGCCATATTAGTTAATAGTCGTTGGGTGCACGAATCTACCTTAGATTCTGGAGTCAGAGTCATTAGTTATAGTGAATGGTGTAAAATTAATAAAGTAGTTAAAAAAATTCAATTAAATTCAAAAATATATCAAGAACTTGCAGATCATTTTAGAGATATAAATGGAAGAAAATACGATTGGTTTGGCATATTATTTTTTTCTATAGCAATTATTC